ATGCGCGCAAGCCAGATCAATAAGCTTTCGGCCCGTAAGGTTGAGACGGTTCGAGACGCCGGCAGACATAGCGATGGCGGGGGGCTCTACCTCAATGTCAGCCCTGGTGGCACGAAGTCATGGGTCTTCATGTACGCTTGGCAGGGGCGCCGCGTAGAGATCGGGCTGGGAAGTCTCCGCGATATGCCGCTCGCTACGGCCCGCCAGAAGGCGCAGGAGTACCGCGAAGGGCTGGCGCTAGGCATTGACCCCAAAGCCGCTAAGCGGGCCGCTGCTGCCGTCTCCAGCGCCGTTTCATTTGGTGAGGTGGCCGAAGGCTTCATCAAGGACAATGAGAACGGATGGCGCAACCCCAAGCATGTCGATCAATGGCGATACACCTTGAGCGTTCGTCGCGATGACAAGGGCCAGTTCCTGCCCAATGATGGCTATTGCGTCTCTATCCGCAACAAGAAGCCTGATGAGATCGGCACCGAGGACATTCTGCAGATCCTCAAACCGATCTGGCATGAGAAGCCAGAAACAGCCCGCCGTGTGCAGGGTCGCATTGAGCGAGTGCTAGACGCCGCCAAGGCCCGAAACCTTCGCACAGGTGAGAACCCTGCCCGGTGGAAAGGCCATCTCGACAAGTTGCTGGCCAAGAAGAGCAAGGCCGCGGTGAAGCACCATGCGGCTATGCCCTATGCCGAAGTCGGCACCTTCCTCGAAAAGCTCTGGCTCAATCCGTCATCGTCCAACATGGCGCTGGCTTTCACCATCCTAACCGCCACCCGGAGCGGCGAAAGCATGGGCGCCCGCTGGCCGGAGTTCGACCTTAAAGCCAAGATATGGACCATCCCACCGGAGCGCATGAAGGCGCGGAAGCAGCATGTCGTTCCGTTGTCGCCATCAGCGCTGCAGATCCTCGACATCATGGCAGAGAAGCGGCGCCCCGGCTTCGACTTCGTGTTTCCCGGCTCACAGGGCAAGTCTGGCCGGTTGAGTGTGATGGCGCTGGCGATGTCGATGCGCCGGCATAAGGCTGGGGACTACACCCCCCACGGCTTCCGCTCCGCATTCCGTGATTGGGCAGGTGATGAAACGACATTCGACCGGGCCGACATCGAGCAATGCTTAGCCCATACTGTCGGCAACGAGGTGGAGAAGGCCTATCGGCGCGGCAACGCTCTGGAGAAGCGCCGCATCATCATGACTGCGTGGGATGACTTCCTGTCGGGCCGCGAGGTGGAGAACGTCACTCCGATTCATCGTCGGGCGGGGGCGTCAACTCGCCGCTGAGATACTTGCGCAAGAGTTGCACGGAGCGCGAACCATCTGGCAACGCAGAGGGAGAAGAAATCCTGCGCAGGTTTCGGTGAAAACCTTCTTCCACCAGAAGCTTGTAGGCCTCCTCCTTTGCTTCCTCTATTGCCTCCTGCATCTCATGGCCTTGCATTCCTCTTCGCTCAGCCACAGACTCGAGACTGGCGACTAGCGCATCAAGAATAGTCTGTACGTTGTCAGCCAGCTTTGCCGGGGCGGGTTCGGTGAAACGAATGCCGACGCCGCCTATGGGCGATGGCTCGCCATCTGCAATGAATGAGACCCCAGCCTCTTCTAGCGCCTTGCGGACACTCGCGATCGTCGCCTCTTGGGCGTTTGCCGTCCCCTCTACCCCTTCAAGCCGCTTTACGGTGCCAAGAGAGACTCCCGCCCTTTGCGCGAGTTCTCCCTGTTCCATTCTGGTGACCGCTCTTGCAGCTCGTATCTGCTCCGGCGTGATGCTCATAGTACTAATGGTCTCTCGCTAATGCTCTAAAGGTCGCACAGGTATTGACAAGGGTCAAGAAGTGTGAGATGTATAGCCCTATCACAACGAACCTGGAGTGCAAAGCTCGATGAGCGAAACCTACCGCAGCATGAAGGAGATCACCGCCAAGCGCGGCATTTCCGAGAAGACCGTATACGCCTGGATCAAGAAGGGGATTTTCCCCAAGGGCGAAAAGGTTGGCCCGAAGGCCGTCCGCTGGAAGGATTCAGTGGTCGAAGAAGCGTTTGCCAACATGGCAGGAGGGAACACGCAGTGACTGACTTCACTTACCTGACGAAGGAATATTTCGCCGCCCACACACTGGAGCAGAACATCGCATGGCTTGACACTCTTGTGACCGTGTCAAATGCCATCGAAATCAAGGTCCCGGGTGATCGTGATCAGCAAGAGCGCGTCGATAGCGCCGTCCGTATCTGCTCCAAGAAGATTCACCTCATTGCGGACGACGCGGATGTTCGCATTCCGGCAGATCTGGACGAGGCCCGAGACCGCCTCGCCATCCTCGCAATCCGTGCCCAGTACTCACGAGACATGACGAATATCCACCGCCTTATCGAACTGGTCGAAGCGGCGGAATAGTGCCGGGCGGCACCGCCGCCCCTCCCCCCAACATCAAAGGAGAATTTGAACATGTCCACCGACATGACCGGCGAAGCTGTGGCCGCCGAAATCACTACCCGCGAAGCTCTGCACGAGGGCTTTCAGCACATGCATCTCGTCCTTGGTGTATTCGAGATGAACCTCGAACGCGCTGCCATGTTCCGCTACCAGAAAGCGGAGGAATATCCAGAAGATGGCCGCAATCTCGAAGCCGCGAACCTTCTTGATCGTCTCGCCAAGGAGTTCCCCAAGCTCCCAGGAAAGGATTTCACCGTCCCGTTTGCGTTTGCTCAAGGTGTCGATGGCCTCCGGGAATCCGAAATCATTCACGAATACCTTAGCCGCGTCGGCTTCGACCACTTCCCCGCCGACGCAGGCGAGCTTGTCCGCGACCTAACGGCCCGCCTTGTGGGAGAAGACGCATGACCAACAAAGAAGTCTATGCCGAGCTCGAACGCGTCTCGTCCCTGTTGTCGGCCATCGATGCCCTGTGGCCGAAGGGGGCACCGATGGACACCGCCACCACTATGGCGGGGCTTGCGCTGCAGGCCGGCGAGATCCTGTCTATTGTCATGAACGACATGGATCTGGGTGTCCCGGAAATGCCCGAGATGGTGTCCATGCGGGAACGCCCGAACTGATGGAAGCGGCAATCGACTTTGACGCTGCAAAGCTGGAGGGCGCGAACGCGGTATCTCGCGCCCGCCAGTTCAAAGACCCCGATCAAGCGGAAGCGTTTGCGGCCATCATCGGGCGCATCGAGCAGGCGGAAAAATCCCCGCCTGTTCCCTCTGGCGTTCGCGCCGAACTAATGGCGTTCTGCGGCAATGCAGCGAGCGTGGAGCTGTTCCTTGCAGGGTTGTATCTGCAAGTGAAGTACATGGGCGAAAGCATAGCCACATCAACATTTTCCCTGTTCCCCGGATTGGGGATGGAGTTCGAAAAGTGCTCTGCCGTCACAGATGCCACCCACGAGGCCTTACAGGCGTCGATCCTGGCTTCTCACATGGATCGGCCTATCACGGCTGACTTCCTCGCGGCAACTGCACACGCTGCTTTTGAGGCCCGACTGCTGGCACTCATGGAGGCGTCCGGCGCGGAAGGTGGCACTGCTTGACCTACCAAGCCAACCCCAGCCGTCGCGAGTGGATGACGGCAGACGGCGGCTTTCTGCCTCTTAGGCTGGGGATGCTCCTATCCCCGGCCTATCAGGCCCGCACGAGGCCGCTAGCGCTGATATTGGAGCGTCTGGAGATCGAACACCTTCGCCACGGCGGCAAGCACAATGGCGGGCTCTGCGTGTCGTATCGGCAATTCGAGGAATATGGCGTGTCCCGCCGCACCATTCGCCCTTCCCTGTCACTGGGGGAAGCGCTGGGGCTGATGCAGGTTATCCAGATTCAGGAAGTGGCCGGCGATATCCGGCCCGAGAACATGTATCGGCTTACCTACGTTCCCGAGCGGGACAAGAAGGCCCCTACCGACGAATGGCGATATGTGACCGCCGATCAAATCGCCAAGGCAGTGGAAGAGTTCAGGGCGCGCACCACCACGAAGAAGGGCCAGACCGAGGCCGAAACCGACTTCAAGGCAGCATGAGGAAAATCATGTTCCCAGTGCCATTTCCTACAATCCCCCGGTGCCACTTCCTGCATGTGAATGGCCTCCATCGGTGCCACTTCCTGCAAGCTCTCGGTGCCATTTGGGATACTATCTATTATATCTGGGGGGAGGATCTTCAAAATGGATGACCTTCCACTGTTCTCGTGGACACCGCCGGAGCCCCCGCCGAAGGTAGTTCCGTTCCCATTGGCGCGTCGTCTGGGGAAGGTCAAGGACGTGGTGGACAAGCTCGCAACCAAGACCACACAACGCCATGTAGAGTCATACCGCGAACAGGTGACCGAAGCCCTTCAAAGGCAGATGACCGGCCATGGCATTACTCAAGAGGTCCAAGCCAGAGAGCTCGCCATGTTCTGGCAGGCCGTCGCCTCAGAGATGGCCCGCCGTGGTATAGGTGGACTCAGTGGCAACAAGGGGCCGGGAGCGGCGTAATGGAGGATGAAACCATGACAACGAATGCTGTGCTGAAACCCGATTTGCGAGACCTGATCCGGGCATTTGAGGCCGGTCGCCGGAGAGCATTGGAGAACCTCGCTCGCGACGTGACCTCTCCAGACATGGACATCGAGCAAGTCCAACTGGTCGCGATGTATCAGACGGCGATACAGGCGGCGCGTGAGACCATCGAGACGATGAAGGAATGATCGGTCAATGAACGAACACCTAGAGGCCTTGTCGATTTACCTGGCCACCCTCACGCCATCGCCTTCCGGCTGGCTGACACTGGACCGCGATCGAGCTGCCGCCTCCGTTGGTGTCGGCCGCGTGAAGCTGGCTCGAATTCTCTCAAAGGCTGAGAAAGCACTCGGAATTGAGGTGAAAGACGATCGAATCCGCTACCTGAGTCAGGACGAAATTAATTCGCGGGACAATAAACCCAAAGTGGCGGCTGCATTGGCAGCAATCGACGCACTGATGACGCGAAGACAGGGTAAAATGAGTCGAGTTGCACCACTCTAGGCTCTAAGACTGTTGCTATCAAACGTCTTGCTATCGAGCAGAATCAATAGCAAAAGCCGTACAACGCAACAACTGCGAACATCATAGCCCGCTCGGTTTCCACCGCAGCGGGTTTTTCCTTTTCCACATCGATGGAGGCCGCATGGTTTGGCCATTCAACCGGACGCCGGATCGGCGCACCGTCGATACGTCGCGCACCTGGCTGGTCGCAGGGGGGCAGGTTCGGGCGGTACAATCCGATACCGACCTGCTCGAACTGCTTGGCTTGGTATCTGGTGCCGACGGCCTGCCGAGCAGCTTGCGGCTACGGGCGGAATCGTACTCCCCATCCGCCGCTTGCCTGCGCATTATCTCGACATTGGCAGCATCGGCCCCGGTGCATCTCTACCGCCGCACCGAAGGCGGGAGCCGTGAACGCGAGCGCGATCATGCCATTGAGGTGCTGCTAGGCCGACATGGCTTTGCCAATCCGTGGACCCCTGCCAATCGGCTCATTCGTGACATGGTGCAGACGGCGCTGGTGGATGGCGAAGCCTTCGCCCGTGTGATCCGCGCTGGCAGGCCCCGCACGATCCGCGAAGTCCAGATTCTCGAAAAGGCCACCGTAGAGTATGACGCGGCCACGCAAGAGCCGACCTACCGGATCACGCTCAAGAACGGCCGCCAGGAGGTGCTGGGCTTCACCGATGTGCTGCACATCAAGGCCCCCGCTGGCTGCTCTCCGGTGAAGAATGCGTCAAGGGCAATCGAGCTGGGCTTGCACCTTGAGCGGACGGCAATTGCCTTGTTCAAGAGCGACGGGCGCCCTGCCTGCCTGCTGAAGTTCAAAGGCCGTGTTGATCCCGAAGCCGCGAACAAGGCCGCTGATCAGTGGCTCGAAGACGTCAAGGATGGACGCCCCGGCGTTCTGGGTGGCGATGTTGAATATATCCCGCTGACTATGAAGTCCGTGGATGCCGAGTTCGGCGCCACCCGCCAGGCGCAGGTGTTGGAAATTGCCCGTCACTTCGGCCTTAGCCCGACACTCCTGGCCGAGCTTGCCGACGCCTCGCTCAATAATTCTGAAGCACTCGGAAAGCAGACGGTGCAATTCACAATCGGGCCTTGGTTGTCCGAAATTTCCGGGGCCATTTCGCGCTGTATGCTCACCCCCGAAGAGCGCAAGACCCTGTATGTCGAGCACGAGACGGCGGCGCTGACTTCTGCCGATGCGAAGTCCACCGCCGAGGCGCTTCGCCTACTTGTTGGCGGCCCCATCGCCACCCCGAACGATGGCCGCGCCCGCCTCAACATGCCGAAGATCGACGGGGCGGATGCCCTTTATCCGGTTCAGGGCGCCAGCCCGAACGCCACCGGCAATTCTGCCCCCGCCGCATAAGGCCAGACCATGACAAAACCCGATCTGAATCAGGTCCGCACCTTGGACCTGAGCGTCCGATTCACGTCTGCCGATACCGGCGTGATCGAGGGCATCGCCTCTCGCTGGAATGAGCCCGACGCCTATGGCGACATGGTTCAGCCTGGCGCTTTCTCAGCTTCTCTCGCTCAGCACCGCACCAATGGAACGGCGCCTGCCATGCTGTGGCAGCACCGCGAACCGTGCGGGCTCTGGGAGATCATCGAAGAACGGGCCGAAGGCCTGTTCGTGCGGGGACAATTCGCCCTCGCCACAGAAACCGGCAAGCAGGCTTTCGAGCACGCCAAGGCCGGTACGACAACCGGGCTCTCCATCGGCTTCCGCTACGTGGATGTCGAGTTCGGCCCGGAAGGCGAATGGATCGTAAAGGCCGTTGACCTGCACGAAATCAGCCTGACCCCCACGCCGGCAGCGCCCCGCGCCCGGATCACGAACGTTCGCAACATTGGAGGCACCATGCCTGAAGCGATCACCACGCCGGAAGCCCCGGCACCCGAAGTCCGCGCCGTCGCCACCCCGGCACCGGCTGCGACCCCCGTGCCCGATCTGGAAGCCCGCTTTGCTGAGCTTCAGACTCGCCTTGATGACATGGAAGTGCGCTCCCAGCGTGTTCCGGCCACGGCTCGCAACGAGAACGAACAGGTCGAACGTGAGGTTCGTGCCCTGGCTTCCTATCTGCGCACCGGCAACGATGCGGAAGTTCGTGCCGCTTCGACTTCCAGCGATCCCGATGGCGGCTTCTTCGTGCTGCCGACCGTTGATCGCACCATTCGCAATCTGCTCAACGATATCTCGCCGCTGCGCCAGCTTGCCGATGTCGTCACAATCAGCGGCGACACCTACACGCGTTACTACTCCACCGCCGAAAGCGGTGCGCAGTGGGTCGGCGAGCTCGACACCCGGCCTCAGGACACTCCCCGCCCGTCGCTTATCGAACATAGCTACGGGGTCCGAGAACTGTACGCCGCTCCGGCCGGCTCGCGCCATCTCTTCGAAGATGCATCCTTCGATGTCGCCGCTTGGTTCAACAACTGGGTGGCCAATGATTTCGCCGTGACCGAAGGCGCTGCCTTCCATATCGGTGATGGCGTCGGCAACAAGCCCAAGGGCATTGCGACCTATCCGATTGTTGCCACTGGTGACGCAACCCGCGCATGGGGCTCTATGGAGTACCTGCCGGCTGGTCACGCATCGGCACCGACCGATGATAACTGGGCCAAAGCCCTGATTAAGCTGGTGCTGACTGTGCATCCGCGCTTCCGCCAGAACGGCGCTTTCCGCATGCACAATTCGACCCTGATCCGCATTCGCGAGATCCAGGACAGCAATAAGCGCTTTATGTTTGCCGATCACGGCAACCTCAGCGACTCCCCCGAATCCGGTCATCTGCTGGGATATCCGGTCCATATCGACAACACGATGGACGAAATCGGCACCGACAAATTCCCGATCGCCTTCGGGGACCATAAGGCCGGCTATGTAGTGGTCGATCGCCAGGGCATCCGCGTCGAACGCGATGCGGTGACCCAAAAGGGCAAGATCATTCTCGACACCTACAAGCGCGTTGGTGGCGGGCTTGGTGATAGCCGTGCGGTGAAGTGGCTCAAGGTTGCGACGGCGTAAGGAGCAGAAACATGAAAGACCTCATCTCCCACATCAAGGTTTCGCCTGCCCTCGCACCCGCCGTGCAGTCCGCAGCCACCACCGGCGCCGCGATCGATACTGTCGGTTTCGCTTCGCTGGTCTTCGCCATCCACTCCGGCGCTATCGTCGGTGACGGCGATTTCGCTGTGAAGGTCCAGCATTCGGACACCACCACCAGCGGCGATTTCGTTGATGCTCCGGCCGCCGCTGTGCAGGGCTCCGTTCCTGCCACGCTCGAAGCGGCCAGTGCGTATAAGCTCGCTTACGTGGGTAGCAGGCGTTATGCGCGCATCGCCGTGACCAAGGCCGGCGGCACGTCCATCGCCCTTGGCGCTACCGCCATTCAGGGCCACGCATCTCTGGCGCCCGTCGCCTAACCAGATTGGGCGGTCTTCCTCATCAGTGTGATCGCCCGATACCGCCGAACGTGAGCATTCGCTCAAGTCCCCATCCCGGCGTTCGGCATGGCCCGCGCAGTTCCTCCTATCCTGCGCGGGCTTTCCCTGAATCATCAGGAAAACCCAAATGAAGCTTGAGCCCCGCGTTTGTCTATGGTCCGGCCTGCTATTCAGGCCCAGCCATCCAGGTCAGCTATTCTACTGCAAGTCAGCAGCCCTTGCCTTCGAGCGAAGCAAGCTCACCGCTATCGTATTGAGCCCTGAGGCCAAGGCCACCATCGCCTGGCAACTCAATCAGAACAGCTATGCCGAGCAAGCCGCCTAGGCTCTGTACTTGCGGGAAGATCGTGTCATCTGGCCAGACCTGCCCATGCAACGCAGCCAGACGAGCCGAAGCCATGCGCAAACGAGGCAGTGCGCATAGCCGAGGTTATGGGTCAGACTGGCGACGAGAGGCCGCTGCCTTCCTGTCCCTCCCACAGAACAAGCAATGCGCGGTGTGCGGCAAGCCTGCAAAGGTCGTGATGCACCTCATCTCGATACGCCTTCGTCCCGACCTCCGCATGGACAAGCGGAATTGGCGACCTGGTTGCCATAGCTGCAATGCCAAGGAAGCCGCCTATGGCTATGCGCTTTCGAGCCTCACTGACGGGCGAAAGCCATAGCCGCCACCCCAGCACCAGAATCGGCGCAATGGCCGCCAGCGAGCCGCGCTAATGGATGGACGGGGGTATGCGAAGGCAATGGGCGATCGATCAGAGACAGCCCGCCCCATGCAAAAAAATACAGCCCCGCTCCGGTTTTTTCCGAATTTAGGAATCTAGCAAATGCCAGACGAGCCCGCACCCATCGCCACGAGCGAAACCGCAGTCTGGGACTACCTCCAAGTAGATCGCGACCCATTCTTCGGCCGGCCTGCCGACGAAACTTTCATCCGTTCGCTGATCGTTGCTGCCGAGCACCGGATCCAGCAATTTTGCGGTGTCCACCCCGTAGACATGGAAACCGTGCCGCCGAACATTGAGGCCGCGATCCGGCTCGACGTGGCGATTTATTACTTCAACCGGTTCGCTCCGGTATTGCCGCACACGTGGGATGAACTGATAGCACCCAATCGGGTCTGGGGCTTTGGCGGCGCACCGGTTGAAGAGGGGGCGCCCTGATGGTCAAGATAGACGGCCTCGAGCAACTCAGCCGCAAGCTGAAGGCGATGCCGGTGGAAGCGAAAGCCGGGATACGGAAAGCGCTCGAAAAATCAGCCGATGAAATGGTGGCGATGGCCACGGCCCTGGCGCCGGTCGATCACGCTGACCTCAAGGACTCGATCAAAAAGGTCGATGGCAAGCACGAACTTCAAGTCTTCGTGCGGGCTGGCGACGACGCGGACGCGGACCATGCGGCATTTGTCGAGTTCGGGAATGCCGAAGGCGTCGAGCCGATCCCGTTTTTCTGGCCGTCATATCGAGCCATGAAAAAGCGCCATCGCGGCCGGCTGACCCGAGCGATCAACGCCGCTGCAAAGAAGGTCGCCGGATCATGACGACACTCGACCCCGGCGAAATGCGGTCCCGCATTCAAATCCAGCGCGCCACCACCGTTACCAGTAGCGGTTTCACCACCGAAGTCTGGCACAACTACCAGGCGCTCTGGTCGCGTGTGCGTTACCAGTCTGGCCGCGAATTTCTTCAGGCAGGACAAGTCTCTAGCTCGCATGTCGCGGTCTTTTCGATCCGCTGGCGCAACGATCTTAAGCCCTATGACAGGATCATTCACGAGGGCAAGGTTTGGAACATCACCGCGATTATCCCGGTGGGCCACAAAGTCGGCGTCGATCTGCACGCCACCTCACTCAATCTGGACCCGTGAAATGGCCGACAATGTTATTGCGCTGGTCCAGCCGGCGCCCCGTAAGTACACGCCCCGCGCTCCATCGACACTTGGCCCTGTAGGCAAAGCTGAGTGGAAAAAGGTTATCACCCGCCTTGGGGAAAACCTGACAGACGATCACCTGGCGCTGGTGCAGAGTTATTGCGAGGCGTTCGAGGCTTCGAGTGATTGCGCCGCGACGTTGAAGAAGCAGGGGCGTTTTCTTCAAGGCCTAAAGGGTCAACCGCCGAAGCAACACCCGGCGGTGCGCGCTCAGCTCGCATATAGCCAGCAAATGCTGAGGCTGGCCGAGAAGTTGGGCATCGTCTCCGGCGCTACTCCGAAGGACAAGAAAGTCCCTGATGGACCTTCGGCCCCATTGGATTATTGATGACTCGCCGCTCCCTGATCCGTGGGGGCTAGGGCAAAAGGCAGTCGACTTTATCGAGACGCTCATTTTGCCCAATGGCGAGCCGTTTACGCTCATCCGCGAGCAGGAACGGATTGTTCGCAAGGTATTTGGCGACGTCGATCCTGTCACCGGCCGGCGCAAGGCGCAAACCGTTTACCTCCACCTTCCCTCTGGCTCCGCCAAATCCACGCTCGCCGCTGCCTGTGCCCTCCTGTTGCTTTGCCATCCTGATTTCCGCATTCCCAATGGCCAGCTTGTCATTGCCGCTGCTACCCGAGAGCAGGCCCGTGGGACTGCCTTTGGCATAGTTGAGGGGTTTGTTCGCCGCAGGTATCCGGACGATGACGATCTAGCCAGCAAATACCGCATTGTCTCGAATGCCCTGACTCAGGAAATCGAGCATATTGCCAGCGGCTCCATGCTGAAGGTCACCAGCCGTTCACCGGGCGCCAACGAAGGGCAAACCCTGCTCTTCATCCTGGCTGAAGAGACCCACGCGTGGACCCGGCAGGCGGATCGATTGTGGGACGTTCTCCTGAAAGCTCAGGCAAAGATCACGGCCACCACGCCGCTTGCTATGGTGGCAACAACAGCAGGCCAAGGCGTCGGTGGTATTGGTCACCGCCTCTACACCATCAGCAGGGATATCGCCTCAGGAAAGGTACACAATCCTTCTTGGCTTCCCGTGGTCTATGAAGCCGACGCGGACGACGATTGGCGCGATGCTGAAGTCTGGAAGCGGGTCACGTTCGGGCTGGGCAAGTACAAGTCGCTAGACGTTCTCCGCAACCTGGCGATGATCGCAGAGACCAGCGCCACGGCACGGGCCGAATTCCAAAGATACCATCTGAATCAGTGGCTTTCCGGCGTTGGCGATCCGTGGATTGACCTAGGAATATATGACGCTGCGGAAGGCTTCGACCTCGAAGAGGTCAAGCATCTGCCATGCTTCATTGGCGTGGACATGGGGGCAACCTCTGACCTGACGGCAGCGGTTCTGGTGTTCTATGACGCGGAAGCAAAGCGCTTCTATGTTCTGCCGAAACTATGGGTGCCCGCCGAGTCCGTACAGCAGCGGACCAACGATGATGGTGTGCCCTATATCGAATGGACGGAAGCCGAACTGATCGAGGCCACCGAGGGTAGCTCAATCGACGAAGACGCGATTGAAGCCTACATCCGCGATATGGCCGACACGTACGATGTCCAGCGCATCGGCTTCGACCCGTGGCAGGCCCGACGCATGATGTCGCGGTTGCTAGACGATGGCTTACCGGTGGTGGAAATCCCACAGCGTTATTCGCTGATGTCTCCATCGATGAAGGCGACCGAAAAGGCGATTCTGGACGGCAGATTTCACCATGGCGGACACGATGTCTTGCGGTGGTGTTTTGCCAACGTGCCGACACCAAAACCAGACCCCAACGGCAATATCAAGCCGACCAAAACGCACTCACGGTCTCTCAAGATCGACGGTGCTGTTGCCGCGATCATGGCAGTGTGCCTGGCCGCTGTATTCGATGAAGAGCGCGAGCTTTCCTACGAAGACCTTACCGGGCGCTCTGCGCCGTCTGCGTAACCAATAGGTTCCCGAAATGGTAGATAACGCACAATTGGCGCGCCTCGTAGTTTCGCTCGAGGCGAAAATGGATCAATACAACAAAGCCTTGGCCAAGGCCGATGGCGATACGAAGCGCACCTTTTCGAGAATGAAGGCGAGCGGGCAGGATTTTGCGAAGTCGTTTCGCGAGATCGGCACCAGCATCGCCGCCGTCTTCGCCGGGGCTCAAACCCTGCGCGGAACGGCGCGCTTGCTCGACGCGGCAACCCAAGTTCGCAACGCGTTGAAGGTGGCCGGGTACGAGGGCGAAAACCTTACGCGCGTTTATGACTCGCTGTTTGAATCGGCGCAAAAGAACGCGGCTCCGATTTCGAGCCTGGCTACCCTGTTCAGTCGCATCAGCCTGGCACAGAAAGAACTTGGCGCCTCTACCGAGGAAATGCTGGCTTTCACGGACCGCATTAGCCTTGCTCTCCGTGTTGCCGGGACCGACGCGCAGACGGCAAGCGGTTCGTTGCTCCAACTGAGCCAAGCACTGGGCGCCGGCATCGTTCGTGCCGAGGAATACAACTCGATTTTGGAGGGCACTCCAACCATAGCGCAGGCTGTGGCCGATGGGCTGGACGAGGCTGGTGGCAGCGTCTCGAAGCTCCGCACGCTCATCAATGATGGCAAAATCAGCTCACAGGCGTTTTTCCGGGCTTTCGAAGCCGGCAGTGTCGTGCTCGAAGAGAAGGTTTCTGGATCCGAGACAACCGTCTCACAGAGCTTGGTTCGCCTGCAAAACGTTCTTCAGGATGCGGCCGGCAAGTTCGACCAGACTACAGGCGCAAGCGCCGGGTTTGCGGAAGCTATCGACGGTCTTGCCGGCAGCATCGAGCGTCTGACCGAAAACGAGCGCCTGAACTGGCTTCTTAAGCGGTTCGATGAACTCGGCAACCAGATGTTTGACGGGACCATTCGCGAACTCGACGCCATCGGCGCCGCAGTCGAGCAGGTGGCGCAGTTTTTCGAGGGTATCAACGCCGCTGCGCCAACCACCGAGGAGCAGTTGGCGGGGATTGAACAGGCGCTGATCAATCTCAAACTGAATTCGGCCGGCATGTTCGGCCCTGAAGTTACCGCCGCTTTTGCTGACTTCATCGACCAACTTCTTGCCGGTCGCGGAAGCGCGGAACTCGCGGCCGATGCCATTGCTGCGCTTGGGGACGCTGACCCCAACTTCGCGCGCCTTGAAACCAAAATCGGCGGCCTGGTAGAGCAGTTTATCTCCCTGCGCAATGCAGCCATCGCGGCACACCTCGCGGCGGCTAATTCCGACGATATAGGCGCCGCTCCCTCTTGGGCAGAGTTCGGCAAGACCTTTACGCCACCGAAACCAGTCAAGCCGGTGAAGCTGTCAGACTATCCAATCCTTGGGGGTAGCGGGTCCGGTGGGCGATCCAAAGCAGTCAGCGAAGCCCAGCGGCAGCAGAAGGCCGTTGATGACCTAATCGCATCGCTCGAACATGAGCTTGCCGTGGTCCATGAGTCCGAGCTGCAGCGCAGGATTTCGAATGAGCTCCGTCAAGTCGGTGTCGAACTGACCAGCGAAGAGGGAAAGCGGATCGCAGGCTTGATCTCGATGGTTGAGCGAGAGACCAAGGTTCGGGAAAAGGCCTCCGAATCTATGCGGGCCACGCTCGAAACCATTGGCGACGTGCTGGGCGACGTCTTCAGCGGCGCTACCAAGGATTTCGACGCATTCCTAGACAACGCCATGCGCGGCTTTGCCCAGCTGGGAAGCCAAAACTTAAACGACCTGTTCAACCTGGAAAATTGGGCAAGCCCTCAAACCGGCGCGGCTTTGGATGGCGCATGGATTGGCCCTGACGGTTACGCGACTATCTTAGGCGACGCCGTGAAGTCTGGCGCTAAAGACGGCTCGCAGTCCGGCATTTTTGGCGGTCTTGGTCAGCTTTTTGGCGGTCAAGGCGGCAGCATGCTTTCGGCCGGCCTAGGCGGTCTAGGCATGGGCTATCAATCGGCCAATCCACTCATGGGCGGCCTTGGTGGGGCGTTGTCTGGCTTCTCCGCAGGCGGTCCCATCGGTGCTGTCATCGGCGGTCTTGGTGGCGAGGTGGGGCCACTATTGAAGCCTCGCCCCTCATTCGAAGATGAAAGGGTCGCGGCATGACGGCCGTCAACGTTTTTCGCATGCATGACCGCATCGTCATGCACTCTGACGCAGCAGCTTATACGGACGGGGCGCCACCCATCTTTGTCGGTGAGGTAACGAAGACTTTCACTTTCCCTGGGAAGCGAATGGCCGTTGCAGTGCGGGGGCCTTCGCCTTCCGTCGCTCACATCGCCGCCACGTTTGGCGATGCATTTGCTGACATCGGCGCGGCAAGGAAGGGGAACAGGTTCTTCCGGTCCATGGTGCCCGCACTGCTCGATTATTGCCGAATGACGACGCCTAGCCAACCGCATTTCCAAGCCTTCTTGGCGGGATGGAGCGACGGCAAAGCCGACTCCTTTATGGTCACTAGCGAGCAATCGCCCTACCACCTGATGGACCTTCCCGAAATTGCAGGCGCGCCGGTTCCGTCTATCGATCCGGGCATTGATCCCGCTGACTTCCGCCCCGAGCGCGATGGCCTCAGGCTCATGGAGGCGCAGCGAAAATCGGGGTTCTCCTTGGGCGGACACGTCCTCGCCACCACGATATGGGCGGACATGATCGAACAGGCGGTGATCCACCGTTGGGGGGACACCCCCGGCTTGCCGCTTAACGCCATCGCCAATGATGCCTAGAAGATAGGTGGACAATGCCAATATCGCTAATTGCTGTCACCGCGCTTGCTTCTGCGAGCGTGGTGGGCGGCTATAACCTCGTGATCTCGTACTCTGCACCAAGCGGACAGGGCTGCCGAAGCTATATGCAGCCGGCCAAGTTCGAAATCTGGGAGGCGACGACCAATAACCGCGCCGCCGCCACCAAGATCGCGGAGACTGTGCTGCCGGTCTATACCCGCTCTGGGCTGACCGACCTCAACACCCGCTATGTCTGGGTTCGGGCAGTTGACCCGGCTGGCAATCTTGGGGTGCAGTATCCAGCTTCGAATACCGCCGGACAGCCCGTGGCAGCGCGCGCCGTGTCCCCGACCGATATCCCCAACGGATCGATCTCGACCGATAAGCTGGCCAACAATGCGGTGACGCGCGAAAAGATCGGCAACGGCGCGGTCACATCCGACCAGCTCGCATTGCTGGCCGTGAACGAACAGAACATCGCCAACAATGCGGTATCGGTGAACAAGATCGTCAATCAGGCGATCACCGAGGCCAAGCTGGGTAGTGGTGCTGTCACAGCGGCTAAGGTTGCGGCCGGCGCTATCTCCACCGAGAAGCTGGCAGCAGGGGCGGTCACTGCCGACACCATAGCGGCCAATGCCATTACCTCGACCAAGATCGCAGCGGGCGCCGTCACTGCCTCCGCGATCCTGGCGGGCGCTATATCGGCTGAGAAGATCGGCGCAAGCCAGATCACCGCCGAAAAGATGGCTGCCAATAGCGTATCCACCAACTCGCTGCAGTCCGACGCGGTGCGTGCGCGTCACATTTTCTCCGGCTCAATCGAGGCGGGCAAGATCGCTGCCAATGCAGTGTCTGCTGAGAACCTGCAGGCTGGCGCCATTGTGGCAGGCAAGATCAGCGCAGGCGCGATCGATACGTCGAGCCTGATGGTCAACGGCGTCGTCATCACCGACAAGGTGGCTGGCAATGCCATCACCGATATGGTCGTGTTTACCGGCAATGGCGAGCAAGGCATCCTGGCCTCCGGCAATTTCACGGTCACCACTGGACGGGTAATGATCATCGCGGCGGGCTTCCTGGATCGCCCGACCTCTGGCTCAGAAGTCACCGGATATATTCGATACTCGTTGAAGTATAACGGCGCCGAGATGAAGTCGTATCGGGCCTTTTACGACGATAACTTCGCCTTTGGCGTCTCATTGGTCCATGGGCAGAACATCAACCCCGGCACCTACAATTTCACCTTTCACGCGGACAATGAGAGCGGGCTGGCATACTGGAAAATGCTGCCCGGCTCGACCTTCGCAATCATGAACCTCAAGCGGTGAGCCATGAGCGATTTCGCATTTACCATCGTGCGCAGCGAGGACGGTCTCGTGACCAGCTCGGGGCAGGCCGGCTCGGACCTGCAGCTACAGACGCAGTTCGACTATTGCCCTGAAGGACATGAAATCCATGCCGGCATCGAGATCATGCCGGGCTGGCGATATGTCGATGGCGAGTTCGTGCCGCCGCCGCCAGAGCCCGTCACTGTCGAGATGGTGAAGCGCGAGGCTGGCCGCCGTCTGAAATACACCGACTGGTATGTGACCCGCGCTGCTGATCCGACCGACGGCCGTCCGGTGCCGGAGAGCGTCATGGCCGAGCGCGCCGCCCTGCGGGCCGCTGCTGAACGGTTGGAGGCCATGACGCCCATACCGCCGGACTTTCGATCCGAAGAACACTGGACCTGATGCCCGCTTCGGCGGGCTTTTTTACGGAGTCAACATGTCTGAAAATACTCGCCGCCTGCCTTTCCCTGAGGCCGGCGAAGATGCCTATGTCGAATTCAATCTCGAAGCCATGCAGGCGCTCGAAGAGGAATTCGGCCCAGAATACTACGGCAAAATCCAGTCCGCGCTTGAGGGCTTTAACATCGCAGCGCTGACCAAACTTGCCTCTATTGGTCTGCACGATGGCACTATGAAAACGGCGCTCAAGAAGGTCAGCCTTCGCGCGGTGGCTGGTAAGCTGGGTGATGGCCTGGCGCTTTTCACGCACGGCTGCACGCTCACCGAGCTACGCGAACAGCGCAGCGAGGAAATGGCGTCAATGATGATGCGGGCCAAGGTCGCGGAAATCATCGCTATGCGCGAGGTTAGCCTTGCCGGCCTCCAAAACCCACCGGCCGCAGATGACGACGCCGCTTGACGCCTTGGCCTATGACGGCCCCTTGCCGGAACTTCCCGACCGGCTTGGGGCATGCCGCCTATTCGCGATTGAGGATCAGCGCATCCCCGAGAACCTGCGCGCCACGGTAGGCATGGGCTGGTCAGGGCGGCCGCTTGCTGTGTCGCTCCTCCGGTGCCACCCCTCAGCGGTGGCGGCCGTCTACGCGGCAGCGCTGCCAGATCGGAAATTCTCAGCCCTTGCCGCCGAATGGCCTTTGGCTGCGCTCGCCCGCGCCGCCTTTGGACTCTATGCGCGCACCCTCTGGGGCGGTGAATCAGCTGCCCTCGAATGGCTGGCAAACCGCCGCTAAAAAGGAATTCCCCGTGTCAGCAATTTCCATCGTCTCCGCGATCCTCGCGGCAGACAGCGCGGTCATGGCCGTTGCTTCCTCGATTTCGCCCATCGCAGCACCCGAAACCGTGACGCGGCCGGCGCTGGTTTTGCATCTTTCGCGAGAAACCGACGAGCCCACTTTGCGGGGGGCTGGCCTCTATCCGGAAGCGGAATTCGTCGTTGACGCGCTGGGGGAGTCGTTCGGCGCCGCCAATGCTTTGGGCGACCTGATAAAGGGCGTACTAACGAACTGGCGAGGCACGATCACGGGAGCCGAGGTCAGCCATATTCTCCCGAGCGGCATCGACCACTTCGACCGTGGCGAGCGCGGAGACGCGTGGCGCCGCCGTCTGGGGTTCCGGATACGCTATCGGACGGCATGAGATGGCCGTTCAGAGGAAGACGTACAGCGGTCCCCGCATCAAATACGGCAAGGGCGCATTCGGCGGCTTCGAAGAGTTCAGGTACGGCTCTAAGCAGCCATCCAAGGCCAAACTCCCATCTATCTCGATCCAGAAGAACGACAAGGTTCTCAGCCAGTCTCAGCGCGCCGTTGCTGCTGATCGGCTGGCGAACATAATGGAACACGCGGAGCCGTCGCCCTGGTCTTATGAGGGAGATGCCCGCGCCGGCCTGCGCATCGCGATGGTAGAAGCTGGGAATGGCTGGCAGGCGTCGGATAGCGAAGCCGAGCGCATTATCGCCAGCGCCTTTGCGAAGCTGGGCAAGACAGTTCGCCCCAGCCCCGAAGAAGGCCAGCGCTACATCACCACCGGCCCCGACTATTGCCTGTGGTGCGCAGGCCCGTTGGACGATGACGACAAGATCAAGGGCCGCCGCTTTTGCTGCCCCGAGCACGCGAAGGCGTCCAAGGTCCATTGGGACTATCCTGGTTACGAGCTTTCCCCAATCGCCTGGCACGCCGGTTACATTCTTCGGTTAGACCGGGCGGAAACGAAGCTCTGCGCGGCGCCGTCTTGTGGCAAGCCGTTCAAGACGACCAGCCCCAACGCGGCCACCTGTTCGCCCGCGTGCGCAAAGGAGTGGCAGGCCTCGAAGCTCGATAAGCGGCACTGCCTGCGTTGCAATGAAGAATTTCAACCAATGAACGAGCAGGCGCTCTATTGTACCGATCGGTGTCTGCACTTGACCAAGGAGCACCGGAAGAAAAAGCAACGTCACGAGGCCATTGCCGAGCAGCCCGAGCGCATTTGTGCCAACGAAAAGTGCGGCAAGCCCTTCCGCCCCCAGAGGGTAGGCAGGGCCTCAGATCGGTTCTGTTGCGAGAAGTGCCGACGCGCTGCCGAGTATCAGCGACTGAAGGCCAAGGCCAGCGAAGGCCCATAG